TTGTGTGGAATTAACGGTGGCTACAACGGCGGCGACGGCGGAACTATTATCGGTGGAGATTATGGCGGTGCTGGCGGCGGTGGCGGCGCCGGTCCTAATGGTCCTGGCAGGTCAGGCGGGAATGTAGGAGCCTCTCTTAACGCTGGCGGTGGTGGTGGTGGTGGCAATGGCAACGGGGGTGCTGGTGTAGTCGCTGGTGCCCAGGCTGGCGGTAACGGTGGCACCTCCAACACCAGTACAGCTGGCGGCCTAGGAGCGACTAGTAATGCAGCTAATGGGGCAGCAGGAAGCACCGGGTCGGGTGGAGGCGGCGGATGGGGCAACTCCAACGCCGGTGGTAGCGATTGGACTAGTGGCGGTAATGGCAGCAATGGCACGGAATGGGATGCTTCACACGGCTCCGGTGGTGGAGGCGGTGGAGCTGGTGGCTCCATTACCGGGACAACCTTCCCAAGTAACGCTGGAGGGGCTGGCGGCCTTTATGGCGGAGGCGGTGGCGCAGCCGGCTACCAAGCCGCTAACGTCTACCCCGGTGGCGGCGCTGGTGGGAACGGCATCATTGTCATTACATACACGCCACAAGTATATGGAATAGCAAAGCGGTTTAAGAAAGTAAATATAAAGCGCACTGTCAAAGCGAAAGTTGGAGTGAAGCGTCGGCTTTTGCCATTACCCATCATTCAGCCTCAGCGTCAACTGGTTTTTAAACGCTTCCCAAAGCCAAAGATGCACAGCCGAAGGGGCCGGTGGCCGCTTACGTTGCCCCGTCCGGCTAAAATATTGAACTTGCCGCCGCCACCAGTCATTCCAGTTTATAACCAGGGCATAGACTTTCGTGGTACTCAATCGTTTATCGCCGACCTTGCTCACTTCGATTTCGGCGATAAACGATTTATGCCTAACTTCCCAGCAACTACCGCTCAGGGCTGGCAAGTCGGCTTCATTCAGGTTACGCCGACAATAGCGGGACAGAATGAGACACTAGCGCACGATCCTAGACTAGCGGGGAACTTGCATGCCTAGCCCGCCAGCACCGCCAGGATCGCCAGCCGTTCCTCCGTTTCCGCCTGGAACTCTGGTCTATACATTCCAGACGCCGAAGCCTGATCGCTATCAGATCAATCTTGCCGTAGGCGATAACGCAGTTGCGGTCGCTAATCAAACGCTTTCCGTCTACGATGGAACAACGTTCATTGCTACGCTCCTGAACGGGTTGAGCGCTCCGGCGGGGAGTTATATCGATGCGCAGGGTAACGTACTGAGCGCAGCTCAGTGGCCGTCGTTCAATGCGCCGGTCACGTTGATCTTCCAAACGACGCAGATTAACTTCGTCATCGGCGACGGCGTTAACTTAACGTATATCGCCAGCATTCAAGTTCAAGTCGTTTTAACAATGGAGCAGGTTAGTCGGAAGCTGAGACGTGGCGTTCGTAGGACCCGGTTAGCGCGGAGGCGCCTATTCGCTTTTGGCTACTTGCCGCCGATGCGGACATTGGTACGGGCGAAGCCATTGCGCTTCCGCCAGCGCCGGCCACTTCGTCTAATCCGCCGGCATTTGGCTATACCAGTTATCCTATTCCCAAGCATCCGCTATATGGCAAAGCCGAAGCTTCGGCCGATGCGCCCGCGCCGTCCTCTACGATGCTTGCATCGCAAGCTTTACATCCCCGTGGTAATGAAGCCGCCACTGGTCATCCCATGGCGACCACGGCCAGTTCCTCATATTCGTAGAGTACGGCGTAAGATAAAGTTACTAAAGTATCCAATGATCCCTACGGCTACTATACCCAGTGGTGTTGCCACTCCAGGCTCCAAAGTCATTGTTTCCGTAAGGTAGGGCTATGGCCGCATCTGTAAACCGCTTTGCGCCGGTCGTTAGAGGAGAGGGGAAAGGCCTAGTTGTGCCTATGGCACAATGGATAGATGCTTTCCTTCTTGCAGCGGCGACGGCCAGAAGCTACACGCTTCCGACTGGAATTAACCTTGCGGGTGGTGGCACGCCGATCCTTAATCCACCACCTGGCGTAACCGTGACAGCAACGATCCTCCGGATCAGTAATCCGCTCGCTGCTGGTGTTGGCGATGTCGTTTGGGTCAATCCGGGCGGCGTCGCCACAGTCCCAACGGCCGACATCCTCACCGGCTTATCTAGCTTTCCAATCCTCCCAGGGGAACATTTCATGTTCCAACTGCCCGTTGGCGTAGCCAGCATATCCATGATCAGTACAACTGGTGGTGTCGTTATCATAGAAGGATGGTGGTAAAGATGGCTGATGAGCCGCAGGCTGAGACGAAAGAGGCGTATCTAGCGCGGCGCGCCGCTCTGTCGCTTGAACGTGCACTAAAGGACGCAACGGCAAGGGCAACTAATCCTAACGCCGAATACCCCTACAAGCAAATGCGAAATTATGTCTACGCTCGACCTATTACCTAGTCCTTATCGGACAGTGATGGAAGCTATGTTCCGCGTAGTCACGCCGGATGCGGCGGACGCGGACGTGGTATTGCGCCCAGTTCAGGCACAGCTTGACGCAAGTTGGACTACTCGGAACATCGTCCCGAAGAGCCGCAGACACGGAGTAACAACCTATGTCATCTGGCGTTTCCTGGCCAAGTGTCTTACACAACGGAACAGACGTTGTATGTTGCTCTCACACGAAAAAGAGGCCACAGCGCGTCTGTTCTCTATTGCTAAATACACGTTGGACAACCTCAAGGGAGCAAAGGCGCTTGTTGGTCGTAACAACCGAGGCGAATTGTATTTCGACAAGACGAATAGTACTTTTTGGATCGGGACGGCGGGTTCAGAGAATTTGGGGCATGGTGATACCGTCACGGATCTTCATTGGTCCGAAGCGGCGCACACTAATAATGCGGAAGCGCTTCGCAAGGGTCTCTTTCCGGCAGCCGATGCTGGAGAGATAACCATTGAAAGCACTGGCAATGGCGTGGGGAATTGGTTTCATCGCAGTGTCGTTAGGGCAGCAGAGGGACACGGCTTCACCCTTCACTTTTTCCCCTACACACAGCACCCCGACTGCGTCCTGCCGTTTCCTTCCCCCGAAGCACGGGAAGCCTTTCTGCGAGATCTACGATCTGAACTCGGAGAGCCCGAGCTGGTGGACGTGCTTTCGCCTGAAGTGTTACATTGGCGAAGAGACAAGATAGAAGTCCTCTTTGAGGGAAGTCTGAAGGACTTCACGGAACAGTATCCGCGGACGCTGGACGAATGCTTCCAGGCGACCGGCCACAGCTTCTTCCCGAAGGTTAGTTATGTCCCAACCACTGACTGGGCACAACGCGGAGCCAAGCTCTGGGCGCTCAACGGACACCCGCGAAGTGGATGCGCCTATGTCATCGGCGCGGACGTTGGCGCGGGAGTTGGACGCGACAATAGTGTGGCAGAGATCGTGGCGCTCGATACACTTGAGCAGGTGGCGGAATGGGCCTCGAATGGGCTTGACCCTGACTTGTTCGGTGTGGAGCTGGCTCATCTCGGCAGTGTTTTCAATCAAGCCTATATCAATGTTGAGCAAAACTCCGGTTACGGCGCGACGTGTTTGAAGAGCCTTCTTGATCACTATCCACACCATCTAATCCACCAGGGGAGACGGATCAATGACACACCAGGAACGGAATACACTCTTCAAAGACTTAACTATGGCACTCTCGTTACGGAGCGGGTTAAGGGTGCCATCCTCGGCGGACTGCGTAGCGCCTTGCGTGGCGAGCACACCATCCACAGTCCACTTCTTCGCTCTGAGCTTGGCTCCTTCGTCGAAAAGGAAAACGGCAAGCTCGAAGCAGAGAGTGGGTGTATGGATGATAGGGTAATGGCAGATGCGCATGCGATTGCGGTCATAGAGAGAGCGGCGACAATGACCAAGCCAGAGGTCCGTTCGCGCCGCGATCGCACGGCGATCGATCCTTTCTCTTGGGAAGCTATATTCGGAGACCTTGAGCGCAGCTCTGGTCTCCCATTCACACCTGGAAGGTGGTCCTAATGGCAACGCTTAGCGGCGTTAGTGCGCTCACTGGCGTATCCGGCGCGAACATTACAATCTCCGGCGCGGGCTTCGGCGTCGGACAAGCTGGCAGCACTGTGACTATAGGTGGTATCACTCAGACTATTGTATCGTGGAGTGATACAAGCATTGTCTTCGCGATTGCAGCGGACGATACGATGGGAGATCTGATCGTCAACCTGCAAAGTCAAGTTTGGTGTGGCCCGTTCGCCGGGCCAGGGCAAGCATGAGTGGTCCACTCGACCCCTGGAATGAAGCCATGCCTACGCTAATCGACGAAGTCGATGAGGAAGACGATGTGTATGAGCCGGAGGACTACACCGGAGACTATCCGCTAGAGAGTGAAGTCGAATGCCTGATCTAGAGACGGCCATAGGCCAAATGGACTACACGATTGGAGAGATCGTGAAGCTTGGAGCTAATCAGGATAGTGGCGAGGGGCTAAGTGATCTCACATTGCTCGCCCGCGCCGTGCATGACCTATGGAAACTGACCTTCAAGCCCCTCCTTGAGAGTGAAGCGTAGCTCATGGACCTAACTATCATAAAACAAGGAGCAACTGCCGTGATTGCGATCAACGACACTGTTACTATTACTGTCACTCATGCCCACATACCGGTAATTACTGTCACACCTGCGGCGCCCACTATACCAGACACAGCCACGCCCGGCACGAATATCGCCAAAGCCACCGTAACTAACTCAGACGGCTCGCCGTATACTGGGACGCTTGTGATATCTGCTCAAACGACAGCTGGTGAGTTTATCCTTTTCCGTGAAGGCACAAGCAATATTTGGGACATAAACGTTGGTGCGATGGCGCCTGGCGCCGCCACACCTACACTGACACTCACCGCTACGGAATAAGTGTGCGTGTTCTTATTATTAGCAAAGAAGGCGATGCCCTCGGCGTCGCACACCGACTGGTTAGTGAGGGCAACGATGTCAAACTTTTCGTCAGAGACACGCGATATGCCCGGTCACTTAAAGGAATTGTTCCTCGCGTTAGCGATTGGCATAAGCATGTGGGCTCTTCTGATCTGGTCATTACTGACATGGTTGGCATGGGGAAACTGAGCCGAGACTTCCGCGGCGTACCCTACATCGGGGCGAATGAGTATGTGGATCGTGTTGAGTTGGACCGACAGACCGGGATGGAGTTATTCAAAAGGGCCGGTGTTAAGGTGCCAGAAACGCTGGCCTTTCCTTCGCCTCGTAGCGTGGAACTCCCGGGCCCTTGGCGTTCCGGGTGGGTTATTAAGCCATGCGGCAATAAGGACACAAGTAAGACTATTGTCGTTAAGGAACAGGAGCTTTGGGATCGCTGTATTGGAAAGACCCCAAATTGTTCGCTTATCGTCCAACGGATAGTTGAGGGTATCGAAGTGTCAACAGAAGGTTGGTTCAATGGCAGTTCTTTCGCCACGCCGTATAACCACACTTTTGAGGAGAAACGCTTCCTCGCCGGAGGACTTGGACCGCAGACGGGCTGCATGGGCAACGTTGTCATTACGGCGGACAGCAACCGCCTCACTAAAGCGACAGTGGAAAAAATCTCGCCTTTCCTAAAGATGACAGGCTACCGTGGCCCGTTTGACATCAATTGCATTGTGAATGAAAGCGGCGCGTATGCCCTTGAGGCTACAGGCCGGATGGGCTACGACGCAGTCGAGGCTCTTGCAGAGGGCCTGGAGGAGCCACTTGGCGACCTTCTATTCGAGACGGCTTCAGGCTCTCTGCGAACCATGCCAATGGCCAGTGGTTATAACATCGCCGTACGCACCAGCGTGCCACCTTGGCCATTTCGCAAACCCGATCATAGCGAAGCTGGGGAGCCGGTTCTTGGAATTGACGAGAAGACACTACCGCATCTGTTCCTCACAGACGTGTATCGAGAAGGCGATAGGTATTTCTGCGCAGCTGGGGATAACATTATCCTTAAGGCAACGGCGCGCAGTACTGATCTGCGTCTCGGACAAAAGAAAGTCTATCGCCTCTTGGAGAAGATTATCACGAACGGGCTTCAGTACAGAAACGATATTGGAGATCGAGTGCCCGGGGCAATAGATAGTCTGCGAGGTTGGGGATGGTTGACGTGATAGAGCGGGACCATTTGCACTGTTTAGAATTATGTGAACATCCACAGCCTTTTTGTATTGGTGAGCTAATCCTATGCGGTATATGTTTTTACTTCCACAATAAGATCACGCCAATGGTTGAATGTACCACGGAGATATGCTCGTGACCCAGGGGTGGGAAAAGGGCAAGCCAGATTTCGAATGGTGGCAGAGGGCGGTTCAGGAGGGCATTACGTATCGTAAGGAGATGACACACGAGGAAGACTGGGACAAGTGGAGAGGGTGGTATAGGGGAAAATGGCCTCCGGGCATCTTGCCTACAAATATATATTTCAAGATGATACGTACCCTAGTACCTAGGGTCTACTATCGCAACCCGAGTGTGAGTGTCACGGCAACACTGCCTGGAATAGAGCAAATGCTCTATGCCAAGCTGCTTGAGCGGGCGGACAATAAGCTGCTCGACCTCATGAGCACGAAACAACAGATGAAGCGCGCCGTGCAGCTTGCTGTTATGTTTGGCACAAGTGTGCCGATGATGGGCTACGGCGCACAGTTCTCTCATACGCCGGAAGAGTTGACGACAGAGGCCCCTGAAGGGGGCACGAAGCGCATGGTCAACCGGGTGGAGTACCATAGCCTTGTTCATCCAGACACACCACATCTGCTAACGGAGCATCCGGGGAACATTGTCTTTCCGAAGAAATGTGCTTCTTGGGAAGAGGCAAGGTGGATATGCCAACTCACGCGGCGACCGGTCGGGGACCTTAAAGCCGACAAGCGCTTTAAGAATACGGAGAACCTTCCCGAGGTTGGAAGTAAGGGCGGTAGTATCCGCTATGACGGAGCCCCTGGTACTGTACTGCCCGAAGGCGTCCGACTTTGGATCATTCGGGATAAGAAAACGCAGCAGGTCTTTGTCCTCGCGCCGGATGGGGATGAAGGTGCCAAGGTCCTCTATCAAGAGGACGACGAGCTGCAGATAGACGGTGGCCTACCCGCTTACCCGCTTGTGTTTAATACAGACGACGAAAGCGTTTGGGGTGTGCCGGATAGCAAAATCATCGAGCCTCAACAGACAGAAATTAATGAGTGCAGAACACTCATCATGCGCCATCGTCGTATCTCCCTTGTTAAGTTCCTCGTAGAGCAGAATGCAATCGACCCGGATGAAGCTAGCAAGCTGATTGATGATGACGTCGGTGCAATGGTTAAGGTAAAGAATGTCGGCATGGTAAAGGAGTTGACACCTGCACAAATTCCCACAGCGCTTCTCCAAAGTGAACAGCTCACCGCTCAAGATGTACAGGAGATCCTTGGTCTTGGAACAAATCAATTCGGCGAGTATGCGCCGGGATCAGCAGACCGCTCTGCTACTGAAGCTAATATTGTCAACCAAGCAACACAGATACGAGTTGACGAGAGACGTGATACTTGTGCCGACTTATTGGTTAACTTTGTCAGTGACATGAACCAAGTGATTGTTAAGCATTGGGACAGAGACATTGTGGAGAGCGTAATAGGCCCGGGCGGCGTCGAGATTTGGATTAAGTTCCAACCTCAAGAATTGCGCCAGGGTCACTACGTGACCAAGATCGATCCGGACAGCAGTGTGCCACTGACTAAGCAGGTGCGCGAACAGCGCGCCGTACAGGGTTATACACTGTTCAAAGACAACCCGATGATTGATCCGTTTAAGCTTACCCAGATGACGGTAAATGAAGTCTACAGTGGTGACGTGATGGACCTAATTAAAGAGATGGGTAACACGTCGCCAGGTAATCCAATGAGCGTGCCTCAGGCGGCGCAGCGGCTCCAGGGAATTGGCGCAGCTAATGGTCAAGCAGGGCCGGTACAATGACATGGCATATCGTGTGCGATCTAGCGTCTGTAATCACTCTTCTCGTGATGAGTGCGATGTATGCCGTGCAGAGTGGGAACGCCGCGTTAGCGGCGCCCCTCGTATTCATACTTTCCGTACTGGTTGGCATGAGCATATTTCATTAGAACCAGTATACATCTCTAGTCCACAGGAGTTAGCGGATAAATGCAAGGAAAACGGAGTTCACAGCAAGTATCTCTTGGAGAGCCAAACGTGGCGGACGAAGAGCGGGAAGTGGATATAGACAGCCAGCTTGTCATTACCCTCTACAAGGGTGAGCGCGAACCACACCTTGAGTGTACCAAAGCTGGCCGAATGACAGGCCAGATGGTTATGGGCCTAGAAGGTGCCGGGATGATGAAGATAGATAATGTGCTACGCGCGGCGCAGCTGAAAATGCGCCGTGAGGCGGGGCAGATGCAACCGCAGAACACTAAGTCAATCGAAGATCGACTAATGCAAACGGAGGAGAACTCAGGTGGGTAAAGATGAAGTTGTTGAAACAGAGGCGCCAGCCTCTCCTGATTGGAACCAGTTCATCGAGGGTATAAATCGGCTTAATGCCAATGTGGAAGGCTTGCGCGGGGACGTTCAGCCTCGCGATCCTCCACCGGAGGATAAACCGGCGCCGAAGCGTGAAGCGCTGCCGGAGAAGCCGCTTGATGAAATGACTAATGCTGAGCTGGCGAAGTTTATTCGCGAGTCGACAGCCAATGACATCGTCGACAAGATCCAACCTCTTCTTGCCCAATTCGGCACTAAGCAGGCGGAGCAGGAACAAGCGCAGCTTACGGAAAGTTACACACGGGAGATAGAAAGCCTAAGCGGGAAGCATAAGGACTTTGGCGACTGGAATTCGGAGATGATAGCGATCGTCGAAGAGACGCCAGGAATTACGCCTCTACGGGCTTACCATCTTGCGCGGAGTGAGAACCCGGAGAAGGTGAAGAAGCTTGAGGAGAAGTATGCGCCGCCTAAGGCGCCTCTGGCACCTAAGCCATTCAGTATGTCTCCATATGGAAGCAACGAGCCAGATGCACCAAAGCCACATGCCAATAAGGAAGCAGCGTTTAAGGCAGCGCTCGCGAAGGTCAATGCCAAATGGCCCGGCGTCCTAACCGGGCAAAGTTAGAAAGGAGTAGACTAGCGTGGTAAGCACAATCAGTCTTGCACTTGATGATCTTTATACAACGACATGGCAGGAACGCCTTCCCGGTGTGTCCGATAACATCTTCAATGCGGCACCATTCTGGTTCTGGTTGAAGGATAAGGGGAAGCTGAAAAGTGTACGCGGCGGGCGGATTATCGAAGAAAACCTTGCCTACGCGCCGAATAGTACGATCGTGTGGCTCACCCGTGGCGGCTCAGTCGCTATGCAGGATTATAAGTTCCTGCAAGTTGCACAGTTTAACTGGCGATACCTGGCCGCGAATATCCTCCGGTTCGGCGTCGACGATCAGCAGAACTCGGGAAGTAACCGCATCCTCGATTGGGTTAGCGAGAAACTGGACAATACGGAAGACAGCCTGATCACAAACCTGGAAACGGCCTTAGCGGGCGGTTCCGGCGCCGCCTCTAATCAGATCGATGGCCTTCAGTTCCTAGTTCCAGACACTGCTAACGTTGCTAGCGCCTCATTCAATGCCGGAGGCATTGATCCTAGCGTGAACACTTGGTGGCAAAATCAGGCCATCACAATGGCTGGCCTTAGCTTTGCCGTGAATGGTATACCGGTCATGCGGACGCTTTTGCACAATTGCATGAACAACCGCAAGATGGATGCGCCGGATATCATCCTAAATGACCAGAGCACCTATGAGTTTTACGAAGACGCAGTCCTCCCGTACTATCGGATCGGGAACAACAAGCTAGCGGACGCCGGGTTCGATAGCCAGAGCTTTAAGGGTATCCCGATGGTATGGAGCCCGTCGATCACGCAGCGGCAGTATTTTTTGAATACTCGGTTCCTCAAGTTCATCTACGATCCTGGCCGGTATTTCGAAATGACAAGCTGGAAGGAGATCCCACAGCAGGTCGAAGATCGGGCGGCGCAGATCTCGCTTGCGTGTTCGTTTACGACGAACCGGCGGCGCGTGATGGGCGTCATGGACACGATCAACACACCGTAAGGAGGTAGGCTATGGCAGCTACGGTTAGTAAAGGGTTCCTTCAAAGCTTCAAAGCGGCCCTGACAGATATTGACACTGTGGCAATGGAGCCGTTAGGAGCCATTCGGAACACAGACAATGCGGTCTATAAGTACGTTAAGTTTAGCGGGACCACGGCGCATGTCGTAGGCGACCCGGTTGGTTATGTCTTAACTGATCTTAGTGGGCAGACAGTCGACGGAGCGTCTGGCACGATCGGCGCCGGCGTCGTGGTAGCACCTGTGATCGCATCCGGAACCGTACAGTTTGGTTGGATACAAATTGGAGGTGTCTGCACCGTCAATAACGTCACCGCGGCCTCAGCTGGTCTTGAGTTAAAGATGGCGGCGACGAAGACGCTGGTCGCGAAGGCAGCAGCAACCGATCCGGCCTTAGGGATCAACCTGACGATCCTAGCTGGGGCGTCCGGTCCCGTCTTTCTCATTGCTCCATACTAAGGAGCGTAGCTCGTGGCGGATACAATCACAGTCACGCTCGATCAGCGGACGCCTATGCGGATGGCTAGCGCGCCGTTCGGGCTTATCTCCGGCGTCTGCAACCTTTCGGCTTATACTGCAGCGAAGGTGCCACTAACTGGCATTACTGGCCTCTTCAACCAGAACGCCACCGTTCGTGTTGTCGCCGATGGCGTCTCTAGCCTCGGTTATCACGTACGTTGGAGCCCGGCTGATAAGGCGTTTCGGGCGTATCAGAGCCTAACGGCGGCGGCGGACACACAAGTAGCCGATGCAACCAATGTCGGCGTCTTTGGCTTTCATGCATTTGGACAACTGGGATGAACGAAGACGAAGTTTGGGATAGCGCTCTCGATGCAGTGACTGCGTCACTGGGAGATATCGAAAGCAGCGTACATGGTGTTATGCCGACGGCCTCTTGGCTGGAGGTAGTTCGTATGCGTATCAGCGCATTGCGCAAGCAGCCGGAGGTAGATATGACAGGTGAGTTGCTGGATAGAGTAGCGGCGGTTGAAGCAGAACTCGTATTGCTAAAACAAGCAATGCTTGATATGCATAACGCTATCGTCGATGCGACTTCACACAAGAATATGCAAGCGAACGTCGCTGAGCTGGGGCCCAAGCCGACACCGGAGGCGTAGCCAAAGGTGGGTATTCTGACGCTGAATGATATGCTGACCGAAATTCGGTCAGGTCTGGGTAATCGTAACGACGCTGGTGTGAGTACGGTAGCGCTTACCAATGCGATTAACCTTGCACAACAGCGTATCTCGCGTAAATGGCTATGGAAAGACTTGAAGCAGCTTTTCCTCGCGCAAATGAGCTTCACAGGTAATCCAGCCGTTGACAAGTATCTGTCGGTACCGACTGGCACGAAGACGATACATAGCTTCGTGCTACTCGACACAAGCGCTGGCATAGCTAGTCTTGGCCAGAGCCAAAAGGTCATTCAAGTACCTTGGCGGTGGTTTGATAACGCTTATCCGAGCCCGGAGTGGCTTGTGCCTGGGTGGCCCTCACGTTACGCATGGTGGGGACAGTTCATCGTCATGGTTCCGCCGCCGTTTCAACAGTTCACAGCGCAGCTTCGTTGCACAGTCGCGCCTATACCATTTGTATCAGCAAACCTAGGTCAGACGAGCGTCTTTCAGGAGAAAGATGATATTCTCATTAATTGGACGCTGGGATACAAATGGCGAAGCTATGGGCGGCTTGATCGAGCTACGTATCACGAAAACCTAGTTGATGGCCTAGTCAATGAAGCCATCGAGCATGACGATAGTCAGCCCGACCTTGAGATTAGCCATGATATCGGTCAGGTGCCACCGATAGCAAATACGCCGTACTGGTCTAACCCGTTCATTGCACAGCAGCCCTGATGGTAACAAAGCCGCCGCCTCCGCCAGTCATTACACTAGCCGTACCAGTGCTGGGCTGGTATAGTGTCCAGTCTGGCGGGTTGCAGACAAGCCAATTCCTGAGCATTCCTAATGCGAGCTACCTTAGCTCCCCAGATGGCATGAATGATGGTCTTGTAGGTGTGGCCGACGGGGCCCTTGCACATCTAGCCGGCATTGCGGCCACGATGGACGGCGGCCAAAACCTCATTATGTGGGATGCTGATGCGTTAGATGTGCCAGATGGTGTTACTATTTGGAACCCGTATCCGTCACTTGGAACGCCAGGACGGTGGATCGCGCAGATACAGCCGCGCGCGAATGTGAGCCTAATAGTCGCGACTGGAGCGATTATTCAACTATCTCCGGCTACTGAGCTGGTTTCCGTGCGAAAACAGACGCCTAGTCCGACGACGATACTACTCCCGACTATGGTGAATGCAAATCTGGGCCAGACTGTGGAAATAGCAGACGTTAATGGCGTGTCCGCCGCTTTTCCGATAACAGTGACAAACACGGATGGAGCGCTTATCGGTCCGATAACGCTAGCGTCAAACGTTGATGTGATCAATGCTAATGGTGCAACGCATAGCTACACGCCGGATGGCGTTGGCTGGGTTAGAGGATGAGTAAAATGACTGATATGAAAGGTATGGGACGCGGCACCGCAGGTGGTCACTATCCCGAGGAGCATCTGTATAAGAAGGCGCCGAAACGCCCGCGCGGAGCGCAGGGCATGACACAGACGCGTGGTTCACGCGTTCAGCCGAATGTATCGCACCCGCCTAAAGCGGGAAAGAAGGTACATGGAAAGGCCCTCGTGATGGCCCTAAAGGGGGTGGCAAATAGGAAGCATGCGCATGATGGAAGCAAATAGGCGTAGCCTATGAGCTTCACCTTCTTCGAGACGTGGGACACAGCATATGAGGGTGAGCCAGCTGATAATGAGAATATCAACCTCGGCGCCGGCCGGATACGCGCGCTCAAAACAGACATCCATCAACGGCTGGTAATTGACCACTCGTGGAACGGCGACGGTAATGACGGGAAGCATAGCCAGGTTACGCTTCGGCCGGCGCCAGATGGTGCCAAGATACTCGACGCCGGGGATGGCATGCTATTTGCGAATAAGCATGCTGGCACAGGTAGGGCGGAGCTTTGGTATCAAGATGACGCGCAGAACCTCATTCAGATTACGAACAACGGCGCGATCAATGTACAGTTCTTTCCATCTGGTACGGTGTTACCATTCATCCAGGCAGCTGCCCCAACTGGATGGGTACAAATTGTCGGCTTAAATGATCAAGTGCTCCGCACAACAAACGGCGCGGGTGCAGGTGGTGGTGGTTCATGGACGATTAGTGGCCTCTCGGCCGCTACGTCAGTAGCCGGTCATGCGCTGAACCAAGGTGAAATACCCAGTCATACACACAACGTGAGTGCGGTTACTTCTACCGGAGGTACTGTTGGGTTTAACTCTGGTAACTCCATTTTCCTCGGCCAGTTTGCTATAACCAGTGATGGGGGAACGGGTGGAAATGCTGCACACACTCATGGCGCCAACACTAGTGTATCTGCTGATGGAACTTGGCGACCCGCGTATGTCAACACTATCGTGTGTAGTAAACAATGACAGCATGGGATTGTGCCAAATGCCCACGGCATGCCAGGATAGCTGAAGGCGGGTGTCCGGCATGGTGGGAGACTGTGCAGACGAATATAGAAAGTGGGGCGGTTACTGTCTGGAAGGAATGTGCCTGGATACAGATGCCGGTGTACTTAATCGAAGTCATTAAGGCGAGTAATCGTCCAGCGGCGGCGGTGGAAAGTACACGGAACGAGATCGCAGAAGGCTTCGGCCGACTTGTGGAGGTAATGCGTGAAGCTCCCCATCAGCTTTCCAAACCTCGTGATCAACGACGCGAACGTCCAGACCCTTCAACGCGTATTCCAGGACCTTACGAGAAGCCTACAAGAGATCGCGGGTGCTAATAATTTCCCGGATCAGGGAGCCACAGGCTCTCGGCCGAAGGCTCAGCTAACCATTGGTCAGACGTACTTCGACACGACGCTTGGGAAGCCCGTTTGGTGGCGTGGAAGCGTTTGGGTTGACGCCACAGGAACGCCCGCTTAATGGCCCAGAGCCTTCCCGGCCCGCTTGACCCAACGCTGCCGCAAGACTATGAGCGAGAGCGCTTAAACGCGTTCGATGCCGGCGTCAACTATGCGGTGGAGCCGTCAAACCTACCAACTAACTCGCTTAGTGAGGCTGAGAACCTTTATTGGTTTGATGGACAGATCTTGGTGGATACGGGCTACGGCCCCTTTGGTCCACCGGTCGCCGGCCAGCCACAGCTGGCCTATCAGGTTTACTATCCCGACGGGACGAGTGAGCTTTTACTTGTCACAACAGCGTCTGTTTATCGGCTTCTGGGCGGCAATACGCCGCAGTGGCAATACGTCCACTACAGTGGACCGAGCACAATTACGACTGCGATCGCTGCAAGCGGTCAGGCCGTTATTGTCGTTAGTAATCCCGCAGGGATTGTCGCTGGTACTGCCCTCAAAGTCCCGTTAAGCAACGGTATCCTAACCCCGTTCGTAGTCCTAAGCGTAGCCGGGCCTACCGTTACACTCACGACAAACATACCGGCGCCGGGTATTAATGCCAACGCGGGCGTCTCCGTCGTCAATGTGATACCTACATTAACCATAGCGGCAGCAGCCGGGGCAACATCGCTAACGCTAAGCTCAATACAGGGTATAGCTATCGGATCTAAGCTCGGTCTTGCACTAAGTAATGGACAACAGTGGCAGTTCATAGTTGGTGGTATAGCCGGGTCGGTGGTCACAGCAACAACGGCTTGTCCTGCGCCAGGCGCCAACTTGGGCGCTCAAGTCGTAATTGCGCCGGCCCTTGCCGGAAACCTAAACGTTCAGGTGTCTGCGGTTGTATTTCCGGCGATCGGGTGGGTGATCATTTCAAACGGTGAGGACCCGATCTCTTACTACTTCCAGGGCGTGCTGGCGACACTGCCAGGGTTGCCTAATGGCACAACGTGTCGTGCCATGAACGTTTTCCATGAGCAGCTCATTCTCCTTAATACGACAGAGAATGGTATGGACTTGCCGCAGCAGGTCCGGGCGAGTGATCAGGGCGATCCGACTGGATGGACGCCGGGTCAGAACGGTATAGCCGCGATTTATCCGCTCGTAGATACTGAGGATTTTATCCTCGCCGCCAATTTACTTGGCCCGTGGATGATTATCTATCGTGAAACCACGATTATGCGCTGTACGTATCTGGGCCTGCCTAACCAAACGTTATTCTTCGAATATATGATCTATGGTGAGGGAATTCAGAGCCAGGGGAGCGTAGCAGAGCTGGGTGAGACGCATTTCATCGTCGGTACGCAGAATATCTATACCTATGATGGAGGCTACGCCCTTGTTCCCGTTGGGAACAATGTCTTCGCACGCCTACTTAGTGCTAAAGGAGAGTTAAACGCGCAGGCGAAGCAGACCATCTTCACGCAGTATGTAGGGGAGAACGATGAAGTCCTTTTATTCTACCCAGCAGGGACTCAAACGCTGCCGGGTAGCGTTTTACGATGCAGCTTGGAAAAGAACGCTTGGTATCATCGAACCTTCCCCGACACGTTCGTCAGTGCAGGTTACTTCCTACCGCTTCTAACAACTACGTGGGCAAGTGCTGTTGGCACTTGGGCACAGAATACCACTGCCTGGGACAGTCGGGTGTTTTTGCTCAATGCGCCGGTCTTGATCCTGTGCGCGCCCGCTAAGCAGAGCACCTTCGTATATGACTACACGACAAAGACGGACAATGGTGCGGTCATTCCATGGTCAATGGCAATGAAGGACATGGGGCGTGGCGATGCGATCGAGCGGTGGGATAGCATCTTATTCTATGGCCAGGGGAACGGTATTACTGTTCAGTTTGCCCTTGACCCTCCGTTTGATACGGACCCGAGCGCGCCAGTGACGGTATATACGACTATGACGGATGCGAATGGGTTGCCAATGACATTGAACTTCGGCGCCGGCCTAAGCCGTCAGCGGCTTACCTTCGACAACGCATCGACGTATATTCGTATTCGTCTGAGCGGTGCAGATCCAAGCTTTAGTTTAGTCTATGCGGAGATGTGGTCAAGCTTTGAGAGTGAATATTAGGTATGACATATAACATTAGCGAGCGTTATGACATGCAGGCCATGTGTCAGTTCATGGCGCGGCCAGAGATCTATTGGGCGACGCATGACCGACTATTTCCCCAGCCGGAACAAGTAGATTTCACGCAGGAGCTATATCATCCTCAGACGGCAACATTCGCTGCGACCTTTCGTGGCCAGATCATCGGCTATGTTCAGTTCATGCGCCGGACAAGCATAGGAGCAGAGATGCATCTAGCGTTTCGTGAAGGTTTCCGAGGGAAGATAGCAAAAGCAATGACACTCTTCGCGCTGTCGCAGATATTCCAACGAAGGATGCTGAAGGTATGGGCAGGTGTTCCGTCGGACAACCGACTGGCGCTTCTTGCAGCCAGACATATCGGCATGAAACAGGAAGGCACGTTAACACGCGCAATCGTGACCAATGAAGGTCTTCGAGATCTTCATATCTTTGCGATCTCCAAAGACGCACTATTTGGCCATAAGTCTGGAAATGGAGTTGCCTCATGATAAACGATGAATTGAAAGAGCATCGGCGACGGATGAAGATGGAAAGACTACTGGCTGCTTTAGAGGCTCATATAGTCCTAGACGATCAGGAGGAGAGGTCTGTGACTTTACACTTCAGCACTCGTGAGGAGGCAGTGGAATTCGTTAATTCGATCATTGGGGTTGTTGACTAATGACGGGTTCGGCGCCGAGTGTTAAGTCAACGACACAGTCAACGGTTGACCCGACGCAGCAGGCCCTGCTGGATAGTCTAGGTGGAATGCTGGGTGGAAGCCAGGGCGCAGGCAGTGCGTATAACTTTGGGCAGCTACAGCCGAGCCTAACAGGGCAGTACGGCGCGCCAATGAGCCAGCTCCAGCAAACGTCCTTGACTGGGATTGAGAACCTAGTTAATGGCTACACTGGAGGTCCGGCCTCTGCCCAGCCAGGTAATGCACAAGCATTCAGTACGGCGCTCAACACGGCTCAAGGAATTCAACAGCATCCGCCGGTGAGCATGATTGATCCGACAGCGGCTTATCAGCAGGGGGTCGTTCAGCCGCTCACACAAGACTTTAACCAGCAGGTCATACCGTCGATTAATGCAAACTATGGAAGGAGTGCAGGTGGTGGATTTAGTAGCGATAGCCTTAGCGCAAGAAATCAAGCTGGTACTAACCTTGCGCGAACGTTGGCACAGCAGGGTAGCCAGTTTACCTTGGCCGCTGATCAAGCAAATCAGGGCGCGCAAGCTACGAATGCTCAACTTGCGCTTGGAGCAGCTACAGCAACGCCTGGACTTGCGGCTGCGCCGCTAGGTTTAGACACGGCGCAAGAGAGCCTACTCGGCGGCGGGCTCCAAGCCGGCGCCGTCCCACAGGCGACAGAACAGACACAGCTTACGGGCCAGTATAACGACTTTCAAAGCATCCTCAATCAGATCCAACAGAAGATCGCGGATGCGCTTGGCCTAAGCACGGCGAGTACGCAGCAGACACAAACGGTGGTTAACCCGGGAAGTACTGGCTTCTTGCCTAGCCTCTTCGCGGCGATCGCTGGTGGCGCTAGCCGAGGGCTCACTACTCCTGGTGGTGGTATTGCTAACACGCCATTGGGGAGCATATTCTAATGTCTGTCGTCTACCTTCCGGAGGATAAGCGATGGACAATGGTCGGAGAGGGCCTTGGCTCTCTCGTGGGCGCGTTCGTTAGCCGGAAGCTGAATGACAGCAATAATCAACGCGTGATGAAAGGAATACATGATATTGAGGCGGATGATAGTATTATTCCTCAAGATAAGCCGTATCTGATAGGCCAACGGTATGGCGATCATGGCCTTGCCATGCGGCAAGCTATCCTTAAACAAGCACAATCGGGGATTGCTACAGCACATACCCAAGCAGAGACCGATCTTGCCCGATCACGGAATGTTCAAGTTCAGCAGCAGACGCAGACGCAGGCGCAGATGGCGCCGCTTCAGCAGCAAGAGCTTCAGGGCAAGGTAGCGGCGCAGCCGCTTCAACGAGAGAACCTTGCAGGCGAGATTACTGCGCGGGGAATGAAGACACCGCTAGAAGCTCATAACCTTGAACTAACTGGGCAGAAGACAGCTCAAGAGTTGCAGGATGAGCAAGGCCGAAGAGATGCGCTAGCGCGTACACTTGCGACGAATAAGCCCCCAGAGGGAATGGATCCGGCGCAGTGGTATGCTATTCAGCTTGAAGGAGCGTTGGGCGGGCCTAAGGCGGCGGCGAGTGGTATTGCGGCAACAACGAAGGCACAAACCGCCGCGGAGGAAGTCGGGCCAAGGGAAACGGCAAGGATTGCGGCCCAGGATAAAGCTAAAGCTGGGACAAAGCCGCTGGAAAATGTAGATCGACAACAGGTGGCGAATGCTGCGTCGCTGACTGAAGATATGGGAACTGTTCTAAAGTCTATTGAAAATGATCCGAAAGCGCAAGGTGGCATTAGCGGATACTTCAAGCAGCTTCTAACATCTCATGGTTATGGAACTGATCCGGCGTTTACTGCGCTCGTCGCGGCGGCGCACCAGCAGGTACAGACTTCCGCGACTAGCGGCAGTGGCTTCACAGGTAAGACACGGGTGGATCTGGCAAAGGACGTCTCTCCCACAGTCATCAAGGATAAGATCCAGCAAATTATGGATGTTAATCAGTACATCCATAATCAAACCGCTCGGATGGAAAGTATACGCGCAGAGTACGCGAAAGATCCACAGAGGAACCTAGAAGCAATCGATAGTAGTATAGCAGGGTTAAAGAAGATCACAGATACGACGGACACGCTTTGGTACACCAAAGATGGAAAGGCTATCTTCTATAAGGGACAGCAAATCAATCCGAAGACGTTTGAGCCGGTGAAGGGTGGATCGAAGGAGCTAAGCGGTGAGCAGTCAGTTGATGTGGGGAATGGCAATACGGCAAAGGGGCAGCAGCTTAATGACTTTGCTCGCATGTTCGGTGTGACACCGGAGCAAGCTGTGGCAGTAACGAAGGCACTACAGGGACCGGAACACGGTACGTTGAAGCAGACCGTTGAGAAAGTTACTGGCGTGAAGCGGCCAGACTTGGAAGGCCGGTAACGTGGCTGAAATAGACCTAAACGCACTATGGACGCCAGACGCGGGAAATATCGATCTTAAGAAGCGTCCAGTGGTTAACAACCCGGATGGCTCATACAGCACTGTCCGGTCGATGTCTTTTAATGAGGATGGAAAAGAAGTTCTCATTCCGACTGTCGCGGCTGATGGCAGCCGTATTCTGTCTGAAAAAGAAGCTATAGATCAATATCATCAATCTGGTCAGCATTTAGGGAAATTTGGGTCGCCAGAGCAAGCTACGGCGTATGCGAAACAATTACACGAGCAACAAGCGAAGGATTATGGCCCGCAAGCGCGAGAGACGCCGAAGGCGCCGCCTGTACAGGAACAGAAGCGCCGGATTGGCGGGAAGGAGGACCTTGGACTTGTCTCTGCCGGTGTGCAATGGGTTGAGAGCCACGGTAACCCGTTAGCCGTTGGGCCGGAGACTAAGTCTGGGCGGGCCTATGGCCTTATGGGACTGCAGGAAGCTACAGCTAGGGAGATGGGAGCGAAGGACGATGCGTATAAGACTGATGGGAATATCAGTCGGGAGCTGGGAGAGAAACGGCTCTCGCAGCTGCATGAGAAATATGGAAATTGGGAGGATGCGCTCGGTGGATATGTTGCTGGGCCGGCGAAGATCGATGATTGGATAGCGAAGGGCAGGCCAGACGATGAGTTAGCGAAACAAGTACACAAGTATATCGATGGTGTACTTGGACATTCGAACCTGGATAGTCCGGGCCGGCGCTTTGTGGCGTCAAAGGGAGCGCTGACGAATTCAGACCTTCATGACATATGGAGCACATTTAAGCATCCGAGTGATGGTTCGCCTGGGCCGCAGGGGACGCCGGCCAGTGTGCCTGATCCTTCTACACCATATGGCGAAGCCCCGGAGGATGAAGAAGGCTTCATGGGAGCCTATAATGCGTTCGCAGCGGGTGCGGCGAAGGAGCTGTTAAATGTTCCGTTCGGCGCCGCTCAGGCTGTGCTTGAGCAAGTCGCGCCGGAGCAGGCGCAGAAGATGACGGACTGGAAGAATAAGCTTGATGAGCGGTATGCTGGTGCGGCCGACGCTCACCCGTACGTCGGCTTCGCCGGTCAAGTATTTGGCATGACAGCCGGGATTATGGGAGCAGGCGGGCTTGTCACAGCTGGAGCGAAGGCTCTTATCCCACAGGTGGGAGCGCTTGCTGCCAAGGTTCCACTAATCGCCCGTGGCGCGGCTGGTGGCGCAGCGGCTAGTGGTCTTCAATTCAATCCAAATGCCGACCCAAACGATCGACTGTGGGAAGCGCCAATAGGCGCTCTCTTTGGCGGAGCACTTGGTCTCCCCTTCGCCAAGGCTGCGGCGTGGACGCTACGGCATATCGTAGATGAAGGGGCGCAGAAGACCTTTATAAAGGAGCTGGCCGACGCCGCACAAAACCTTGGCCCGAATGTAAGCAAGGTCAAGGATGCGGTCCTTGACACGCTTGGCAAGCAAGATGCGGAGATGCGGGCGAGCGTGGAGAAGGCACAGCTGCTATCGCAACAGCTTGCGGCGCAAGCTCGGCAGGCGGTGGAAGAAGAGAAGGGGACGCCGGCGATCCATGGGATTTCTGAGCAGGCACTAAAGATAATGGGGGTGCATGCTGAGGAAGCCCGAAGGGACGCCGCTAAGGTTGCTGATGATAAGTTTCAGAAGGCAATGACTGAGTGGCGGGATAAGATTAAGGCTAAAGCGGGGACTAATGCTGGTCCGACACTTATCCAGGCTCATATGAACCGGGCGATCGCCAAGGGTGACAAGCCGCCAGTGGCGCCGGCGCCGTATGTCGAGCGTCCAATCACTGGAGCTAACTATGCTAAAGGTATACAATACTTACAAACCGTCCACCGACAGGCCGGTGACGCGGCCAAAAAAGGAGCTATCCGACGTCTTATACGAGGAATGGAAGGTGAAGCTGGGGCAGCAGTTCGCGACGCTGGTGGAAAGTTTACCCCTGTTGGACCTCTTAGAGGTGCATTCGGTGCTGTCAAACGTGGCATGCAGGAACGATTTGGAAGCGACTGGCAAACAGCTCGAGGAGCTGCTGAGTTCAGTCAGGCGCACTTCTACGGATGGTTGAAGGATGTTATTAAAAGGGGAGACTATGAGGAAATCGAAGGTTTAAAGAGGATTGTCTCTGGGCCGGAGGCCCAGAAGGCTATTACAAATGATGTCATGCATCAGATGCTCATGGAGGCTGGGCCGAATGCTAAGGGACCGCTGTTTGATCCAACGAAGATACACCAATATATCCTCGACCACGGAGCGGCGCTCCGGCACCTGCTAACGCGAGACGAATACGCCAAGCTCGAAGGCTTCGCGAAGATAAGCCAAAGGCTTACCGAGGACGGCCTTACCGGCCGGGTGGCAAGCCATGCACATGGCCGTATCTTTGGCTGGAGCGGTTATCTTGGCATTGTAGGGCTAGAGCGCATAATTACTGGACATGTTACTGAAGGCGCTACGCTTGCCGCAAGTGGCTTCATAGCTCATAGCCTTTATAATTTCGGCAGCCGAATATTTAAGATGCAGAACGTTGAGCCATTGCTTCGGCGGGCAGCGAAGCTGCGGCCGGACAGTCGCGAGTTGGACGAGCAAACGGCTAAGATCATGCGACAATACGCTTTGAGGTTCAATGTAACCGGACGAGTTGTGGGGGGAGCAGTGTCAGATCCAGAGAGCTACGTTAAGATGCTTCAGTGACCGCTCAGTTTGCATATTGGCCTGTAGGGCCGGCTGCGGTTCCTGCCGCATTTGCCGCGCCGTGGAATGTCTTCGCGACTGCTCCGCAGCCATTGCATCTAAGCATAGCCGAAGGCGCGAGCCTTGTGCTTACCTTCGGCGCCGAAGGCGTGAACACACAGTATGTATGGAATACAGCTTACGTATCTACAAACGGGCAGACATGGACAGCGCTTACGCTGACTGGCGGCACGCAGGTCAATGGTTGGTTTCAGAACCACGCGCAGGCTACATTGCCATTGAATACAGCGCAGTATGGTGCTGTAGGAACCCCAGGCGTGTGGACATATGTAGCGTATTTGCTTCTTTCCGCCCAGCCGACCGGGATGCGGAATTCTGTGGGACCAATACTCCCACTTAAGTGGAGTATACAAGCATTCAGTCGTGACCCGCTCCCGATCGTAACGGTTAATCCGGCGATGCCAAATATACCCGATACGACGCCAGCCGGAACGGTTGTGGCGACCGTCTCGGTCGTCATGGATGACGGCACGCCTTGGACTGGAAGTCTGACGCTTAGCAACAATCCAAGTTCGATCTTTGCCCTTTCGGGCAACAACATTATCGTCAATCCAAGCGGGCCTGGTGTTGGGCCTAATGCGCAGACACTAGTTGACACTATTCAGGTGATAGCGACACAATGAAAGCTCTACTAGCTCTATTCCTGATCGGCGCCGCCTATGCTGCCTTCCCGCCCGGGACTGGCAGTGTCTCTGTACCAATCACTGTGACACATCGGGCATTGACGCTTAATGTAACGCCGGCTCAGCCGACTATACCGTCATCCGATGGCACTAGCGGCAATGTCACGGCATTACAGGGCGTGTGGAGTGACGGGTCGGCGTTTACGGGAGCCTATATCTTCGTCTCGCCGAACTACGACGCCGATACTTACTCGGTCAGCGGTAGCAATTTGGTCCTTGCGTCGAACGGCCGCGGCGTTGGAAACGCGGGCGGCACCACTGAGCACGTTACAATGGAAGCGGTTCAGCTCGACCCGACTGCAGATTTGGTTATGTCGTCAGCTCCGAATGGAGCACCCTTGGCGACAAGCAACGGGGTGTGGTCATGGGGTCCGATCGTTGGCAGTCGGACGCTCGGGTCTATCTGCAATACATCTGACTACGTCGTTTACCTGAACGGTGCGTTTCAAGGCTGTGCCATCCTGATGGAAGTCGCACATGGTGGGCAGCTGTATGTTAAGAATACCGGCGCCGTGTGGTTTGTGTGGAACGGAAGCGGGTTTGCAACAAGTGCTGCACCATGAGACACTTATACATCATTGCGATGCTTATAGCGTCGAGTGGAGCGGCGTATGCGCTGATGGGGACGAGTTCTCCGGTTGACATTCCGGTCACTATCTCAACCGGCGCAGCGCTTCCCCAAACGCTAATTCCAGTGGTTCAGCCAGCTGGCAACCTCTTCCAGTTCCTCGCCGGAGCTGGGTCTGCCAACACGCCGGTGGGTAAAATCGCGGCGACGATCTTTCCGCTTGTGCCTGCCTTTACTGGAAGCTGGGCGATCACTGGGGGTACCGACGCTAGCAAGTTTGCGATCAACTCTGCTACCGGCGCCGTCACGGTTGGTAGCACTGACGTCCCTGCAGGCAACTATACGATCGTAGTCACACTTACTCAGTCGGGCGTGATTGGCTCACCGGCTAGTACGACAATGGCCATCCAGGGTGTAGACCCAGCGGATACCACGACACTGTTCCTGACGGTGGACAATTATAACCCGGCGCCGGGGTCAGTAGTCAACGTTACGGTCAGGAATACGCCTAATACAATGGGCACTGATTATGTTCAGATCGGTAACGCGCGAGGCGCTTATAGTAATGGGAATGTCCAGGGTCTCGATTACCAGTGGGTCAGTGGGACCATGCCTGCCATTGGCGTGCATAACGGGACCGTGGCCTTGACGGTTCCGGCACCGCCGAGTGATAACTACCAATTTCTACAAGTCGTCCTTGTGCCGAATAATCAAGGTGGGTCGAAGGCGACAGCGGTTACTCCGACAGTCATCACGCCGGCGACGCTATCTCCCGTCGTGCCGACAGCTATGAATACGCTCACCGAACCATTCACCCCAAATCAGACCATAACCGTTTGCCCTTCCGGGTGTCAGTACACTGAGCTGAGCCTCGCCCTAATCGGGCTCAGTAATGCCAATATCAATGGTATCACTGACAATACGCTAATCACTATACAAGCCGGGGCCTATTATGACTGCTCTCAGTTTGGAAACGCTAGCCCGTTCAACGCGCCGACTAGCGATCGTATATGGCATCTCCCACAGCATCTGTGGATCAAAGGGGTAGGTGGTAACTTTGCCCACTTCATGGGCGGCTCAACCCTTCTGTGCAATGGCAAAGGGACGTTCGTCTACTGGGGCGGCGCTACTGATGTCGGAATATTCGACAACCTCGAATGCTCTGACTGGGCCACAAATGGCCCTACTGCCTGCTTCTACCTAGCCAGTGGTAATGCCGTGATGCGGAATGACTATCTCCACGACGGCGAGGACTGCATCCTCAGCGGCAACTCGCAGCCGTTCGTGAACTATGTTGTGCAGAACTTACATTTCGCGAGATGCGGCGGGCCCAATGGGCCGCAGCATAACGCATACTTCGGTGACAATACCAATACACTGGATTGGAACCATACGTTTTCAGAGCAAGCGATGTTTGGGCACGGCGCGAAGTCGCGCGGCTTTGTAAACCACTTCACGTGTAACTTGTTCATAGGCTCGCAGGACCCTTACTATGTGGACAGTGAGGAGATCGACTGCCCGGAGGGGCGGGAGTGTCACATTGACAATAACACCATTGTCAAGGGCCCGGGATCGCCGCAGCAGAACCAAATAGGCTGGGCGATGGATGATGAGAATGGCGGCCCGCCGCAGACCTTGCCAGGGGGTGGGAACGCCATCTTCTCTCTTAATCTTAACAATAACATTGTAATTCAAGATGGTGAGTCTTCGCGGACACACTGGTTTGCTTACATTGGTCCCAATCTGAACCCTGCCCCGACGTTCTTTACCAATCCACCGAATGTGTGGAATACCAACATCTTTGTGGGAGGGCTTGCAGGGCAGTCTTATCCTTACTCCTCGTTTCACTTGACTACTGCTAGCGGTTACCCCGACCCGTCAGAGGTTACCGAGGTCGGGGATCAGCTATTCGCTACTCGGGCGGCGGCTGGGATCACGCAGACCTATCCGCCGCCGCCCGGCTGCACCGGCACAATTGGCAATATGGCGGTTCCATGATTATGAAACACTTGTTATTGGTATTCCTCCTCGTCTTAAGCGGCCCGGCTTACGCGTTGTCTGGCACGAGCCCTTCGGTTGACATCCCGGTTACCATCACGCAGTCCGTCGTCGGAGGGCTGCCAGCCCCGGCGCAGGCTGCCGGGTTCACGACACACGCGCTTAACACCGACTTCTCGCAACCGGCATATTCCAATATTGCAAACTGGGTCGATGGCTGCGGCGGGCCGACATCGGGCAATCACTGGGTTTATAGTTATTACGGTTTCCAGCAGGGTGCCCCGTGCGCCGACCTTATCATGGAAACAGATGCCTCGATTGGGAAGCAGGTTCTGCACTGGCAGGTTCACCCCGGAGACCCAGTATATGCCGGTGACACCTCTAGCACCGCGGCTCTCTGTCTTTGTTGGCCTGACCATTGTTTCCAAGGCAGCGCCACCAACTGGCTTGGACCCCAGATGTATATGGAGATTAATTTCCGGATAAGCGCCGCCTCATTTTCGCAAAACACTAACATTACCGGCACTATAGCCGGCGGCGATCTTGCCGCGACAAGTCAGCCCGGTAATTGGCTGGAGCCTGACTTCGCGGAGATATACGCTAATAATAACGACGGCACCGGCTGGATATACGGGGATGGGACTATAGAGTGGGTCAACTACCAGATTTCAAACGGCCTATTTACTAGTCCGCCCGCCAATCTACGTCTAGACATGACAGCGTACCATACTCTCGGTGTGCTGTTTACGAGCAATACGACAGATTTCGCGAAATGTTATTATGTAGATGGGAAGAAAATTGGCTGCTGGAGTTTCACGTTGACTAACCCAAGTGATCTCACAGTACTACATCAAATCTTTGTATGGAGTAATGGAGCTATAAATCAAGCCAATAATACTGATACATATATTCAGAGTATAAATATATGGATGTGTGCAAACTGGGCGACGCAAACCTGTGTGGGCACACTGGTAACTCAATGACCTTAGGGTTCCGCCTTTGAGCCGAGGGTACACCAAAGCCCATCGATGTCTTGCTCGCGGGTAAGGTATTGCATGCTGACGAGCTGGGACATGAAGTCGTTTGCAGAACGGAAGTCCATATAGCGGGCGAGGAAGCTTTGGGTGACGGAAGCGGGGAGGCGGGGGTTTGCTTTAAGGGCGAGGTGGAGGGGGCCCCAAGCGGCATTATTCACTCTGGCGGCGGCGCTTGCTGCCGCCGGAGCCATTCGCTCCCGCTCGCCAAAGATGTTCCGCATTTCTCCCTCGACTTCGTCCATTCGTGCGATGGCGTCAGTGATTTCAGGATAGTCAATAACCAGCTCTGAACGGCGAGCAGCGGCCAGCACAATAGCCAATTTAAAGCTATAGTCAAGCTTGCGAGCAAGAAAATAACTAAGCCAAGGGTTATGGTCAGGCTGTGAAGCAAGATTGATTTGGCGATCGACATGAGAGCTGTTCCATTGTTTAGCAAAAGCGCGAGCGTCCTGCGTGATTTCAAAGTTGCCTTGTAGTTTACTGATAGCAAGAAGATCAGTGCTGAGTGGGGCCAAACGCTCAGCTAGAAGCTTGGCCGTCTGGAATTCGTCGGGGAAGGTAACGATCCGCGCCGGACGCGAGGCGAAGATAAATATGATGCGAGAGCTAAGGCCCCATCCCCCAAACTGTGTTCGAATGTTATCTCGCATCCAGGTCGGGGTCGTAGCGGCCAGCATGTTGACAAAAGGGTTGATGATAGTAATGTCTCCCTGAGTAAGTGTAGTCTTAGAGAGGCTGATCCCATCTTCACAATCCCATAGTTTTGTGAGCATGTTAATCATGATCGGGTCTTCTGGGTTGATGAATGTGCCCCATTCGGTTATTGGGATGGTTAGGGCATTGGTTGTAACGTGCTTGCGGAATGCAAGCGGGCCATCGCCTATGGCGAAGCTGTCGATACTTTCTTCGAGCTGCTTGAGGAAGCCTTGCCACGTGGCCACATCGCTTCCAATAGAGACCCCAGGGATATCCCTAAGGAGACGCAAGCCAGTCTTAATAGCAGTGCCTTTTTTAACGATGCCTGGCTCTCCAACAAGAACAATGTAGAAGTTAGGGTACCATTTGAAGGTTCCTTGATCAATACATACCCTCCGTCGTAGAACCCCTGCGATTGTACTAACCGCCACCCAGAAGTGAAACTTTTCAGGGGCCTCACTATTCGGCGCGAGGACATTGATATATTCTTCTATCCAGTCGGGAAAGTGACGCTGAGTTCCTTGAGTTTGAACTCGTGAAGGAAGACCGGTTCCACGTCCGCCCAGCTTCGCTCGCTCGTCTTCAACGACGCGGAGATGATTAGTGGGTCGGGAAAAGGGATCGGAACCTTGGCCAACTCTAGCAGGCGCGGTACCGCCTCGTTCAGTTGGTTCGTTGGACACTGCATCACTAAGTTGTCATGATCCTGGAGGAGTAGCTCGATTGGAAGGTCCTCGTGTTCATGGGCATGGTCTACACGCAATAGGATCTTGTTGATCGTAATCGCGACGGTTGATTGTCCTATCCAGGCTAGAGCCTGGGGAAGAATGTAATCGAGACGATCGGTGTAAACACGGCGAAAGCCCCAGGGGTTTGCAATAGTTCGGCTGCTTTGGAGGGAGAATTCGACTTGCCTTTGCCAAGCGCGAACGCGTGGGTGGAGAGTGAACCACTTATTAAGCCAACGCTTTGCAACATAGCGGTCTCCTATATACTTATCTCCGATAGTCTTGTAGCTTGCGCCATAGTCGGCAGAGTGAACGCAGTTCTTGCGCCGACTGCGGGGGACGTGAGCGCATTCGCTCCAGAGGCCCGTTGCTGTTTCCATATAGAGGTCGGTGCCGGAGCGGAGCTGTCGCTTTAGCAACGTGTCATCACTGGCCCAGGCAACGACCTGAGCGTCAGCCGCACTTAGGTCAAGATCGAGAAGGGTCATTCCTGGGTCAGGAATGATTAGGCGCCGGAGGACTGGAAGTTGCATGTTATAGCTGCCATAGCTTTCGCCTAGCGCCCTCGTAGAAGATTTCTCGGCAGGCTAGCATATCGCTACGGGCGCTGTGGAGTTCCGTCAGCGGCGGATGGCCAAACATCCAAATATAGGCTTCGCCAAGCTTAGGCCGCTTACCGTTTGAACATACGTATGGGCTAAGCACTCTCATTGTGCAGAAGTTGGATTGAGGCCAGTGGAGTATATGACCGAATTGCTCTGCCTCGTAGGCGAGGATGCGCCGGTCATAGTCGATATTGTGACCGACTAGCTTGATATCATGGCCCGAGTTAAAGAGGGACGCGATTGAGCTTAACGCCTGCACGCACGGAACGCCGAAGTCTCGCGCGACTTGGGTGCTTATCCCGTGAATGGCTGTTGCCCCGGAGGGGATGTCGAATGTAGGTTGGATGAGATAGTGAAAGCGCCAGCCAGGCTCTCCGTTTAGGTCAAGTTGAGCGGCAATGCTAACCATCCGAGCGTCCGGCCCGACGCCGGTCGTTTCTGTGTCTAGAAAGAGATGTCCCCGCATATCTACCGATACCGTAGGCATACAGTGGCCTGCGTTTGTCATGGTGCTTGGCCCAGGTCGGATTGGTCGCCAGGCGGCAAAGCCGCCTTCGGCCCCGGTGTGACTGGGATGAAGCCGGGCCAGCTGTGAAGCAGTGGCAGCTGCTCTGCAGTTGGCACGAGGCAATACATTAGGGCGGCGCGTACCTCAACGTTGCCGAGAGGAGGGGGAGCAGGGAGCCAATCCTCCTGCGGAGGGGGCCCAGGGATACAGCCGAGTAGAACGCCATCGGCGCTCCGGACGCTAATCCAGTTGTCGCTGTTGCAGTGGAGGTAGTTCTCTGGGGAGATGGTCATGCTATCCTCGTATGGAAAAATGCCGACATGGGTAGAATTAGCTTATCGTAGTGTGGTAAGGGTGCTGGTGTTATCGGTGAACTCTCGTTCCAAGGCGTTGATACTGATCCTTTAGTTGGTAAGTGTATGGCTACCTTTCCATTACCTAAAAATTCTACCTCAACTGTAGCCATTATTTCTCCTTCAAACATAACCGTTACGGAGTTTCTCATCATTCGTTCACCTTGAGGATGTTCTGTAAGTTACAGCCTTCGCCTTGAGCGGTAGGGCCGGAGGCATAGCGGAAGGTTTCTGCGCCACATAGGCCGAGCGTGGTGCGGAGGCGATTGTCTTCCGACAAACGGCAGGTAAGTATGGATTTCGAACTGCCTGTCGCTTTGCCTCCAAGAACACTGAGTGTGCGATAATCGCTAATCCGCTGGATAAGAGGCTGAAGGAATGGTCTGACCATCCCCATCTTCGCCAGTGCCTCGTCATCACATGAGAGGGTACGAGCTTCCCCTCTACCGTTCCATTGGGGTGGACAACAAAGATCTTCATAGAAGAGCTTCCTCATTTGCGGGGCGGATTGTGGGTTGAAGGGGTGGCCGAGAATGTATTCTAGGCGGCGCTCGATATCGTGGAGTTGGGTGCGCGTGCTGCGGAGTTGCATGGAGCGCAGCTCCATATCGCATCGGAGACCGCGCCGCATCATTCGGAGGGTGGCAGGTCCAAGTTCGCGACATTGGAATGCATATTGATCAAGTAAGCCTGCTTCTCGCAAAATGGACAATAGAGCTGTGAGACACTCAAACGTCCGGGCACAGTCCTCGCAATTGTAGCGCCAATAGCTTTCTGCGTCTGTAATGGTAGGGTCCCACAAACGACCGTCGTCTTTCCAGTATCGGTATTGGGCGCAATACATACTGGCAATGAAGCTGAGGGCAAGACTTGATCCTTTCTTGGAGGCTTTCCCGGTGATGGGGTCGAGGCCGGCGCCGAGCATACCAGGAAATGCCACGTGCTGCGCGATCATTGTGTCATCCGTCCAATTGGGGCTAAAGCCCCAATCGGATTGGATGACTTGCATGTCGTAAAGGCCGTTGTGGAAGACTATTCTTCGTCCCCGAAGAACTCTTCGAATGGCGAATGTAACCAGCTCTTCGTCTCTGGCGCTTCGCCAGTAATTTCCGTCGGCGGAGCCGGGGTCGAGGAAGGGAATGCAGATGGCCCGTCCGGGTCCATCCGAAAAGCCAATACACGTAATATGTCCGCCAGTTGTTTCGATGTCGGAGACCAAAGGGGCGTCTCCGTTCCCTCGACAGAGATCCGCAAGATAGTCCAATGTATCGGATAGTGCTGGTCGGACTGTAAACTGCCATTCAGGCTCAGGTGTAGGATAGTCGGTTTCATGAAGCGCTCGCTTTAGGTCATGGACGACGACGGGTCGCCAGGGCCAGTCTCGGAGGACGGCGGCTGGGTGGAGGGTGCAGGCGATGGCAACTTGCTGATCCCCAGGGAGGAAACCCGGAGCCGAGTAGAGGCTACTTCCTCGCCACTTCGTGATGCCACTTCTACCTCCAATGGCCCAAAGCGGCGTTGCACCAAGGCAGAGCACAAGCCTAGGCTCGCTTGCTCGCACAGCATCTTGAAGCTGACGCGTTCCCTCGCGGATAATGGTGTTTGGCCAAAGATCGTGAACTGGAGGTAACCCAGACTTCCGTCCATCAGTGACGTTGAGGAACCAAGCTTCAATTTTGTTTCCAGGAGGTCGGGCGTTGACGACGTTGGTAAGGACGAGCCCGTGCTCTCGGAATATCCTATCTCGTAAAGCAACCGCGTTAGACCAGCTCTCACGTCCGTTAGCTGCGTTATATAAGTGTCGATTGATTTCTTTTGCTGTGCCGTCAGGCAGCCATCCTGCATCTTCAAGCTCCTCGTTGAGTTCAATGCCGGAGGCGCCTACGAAGGGCGCTCCAGCTTCTTCTTCCTGCGCGCCGTAGGCTTCTCCAACAATTAGGCAGCGGATAGACAAGGTATCCCTCCTGACGTAAGAGCGCTATGGCGCGAAAGATGTCGTGAGAGCGCAGTGCGCTCAGCGCTAGCGCCTCTTTGGCGTCGCCGCTACGCGCTTGACTTCGTTGTAAATGATCTCCGGATCATCTTCATCCGGGCGGTGGGCAATCTTGCCGAAGCACGTGGTGCCTTCGAGCATCGAAAGGCTCCACTCCTTTGAGTGGATGCCAGAAGCCTCGAGAAGCCGGCCGAGCTTGATATTCTTCGACGGGCCAACCTCAAGCATGCCACCTTGGTTTACTTCTAGGATGAAGCTATAGCGGCAGGTAGGCTGTTCGATGTTCATCTGTGCCGCAATACTCTCGTCCATGACGCGATAGGTCAGGTCAAGGGTGATGTATTGTTGACCGTCTTTCTTACCTGTGATCGTGCGGACGTCGACCTTGGAACAGAGCAACGGGAACTCGTCTGTTTCCGTCAGCGGGATAGGTGGAAGCTTTGTGTCAAGCTTCGCTTTGACTGTGGTCGCTAGAAGCGACCTGGGATCGAAGCCGGTGAAATCGGGCATAGTTAAGTCCTTTCTCTCTTGTAATATTCTAGTTCAGCCGCCTCTATTACGTTATATTCGTCTCCTATACGTTCAGCTAGGATTTGTATCATGCCGAACATCATTTTACAGGCTTCATGAGCGTCACTCATGTTGTCGATTAGGTCAAAACAGAACTTTCCGTCTAATCCCACACAGTGTGCGTAAGATCCTGCCATGTCATGTCTCCTTAAAGAGTTGACCAAAGTCAGGCGCGAGCTTGTCGCTCCAAGGGAGCCTGCGGGTCTTCGTCTCCATGCCGGGCTCGTTGTTAGACCAAGTGAAACTTGGTCTTGGTCCCTCGCTTCGCTTTGCGATCAGCACTTCGCTGAACATCTTCGTCAGCTTCGGCGCGAGCTTATTACCGATCGTATGGGCTGTCGTTAAGACCATTCCGGTCTCATGGATGACCTCTCGATCCGTATGTGCTAGAAGGATAACGCTACAGTTTTGAGACAAGCACCATTTCATGAGGACTTCGATAGCTTCCTGCGCAGCTTTGTATTCCGGCAGGCTTACGAAGGGCTTTGCCCCAACAAGGCACTGGAGGCAAAGGCTAGACAAACCGCTAAGACCGTCCATAGCCAAAGCGGTTGTGCTGTCCCAGTGCTCCACTCCACCAAGGCACTCGCCACACCGATCGCAAACGAACGAATTACACGTCTCAAAGACATCGAAGTATCCTGTGTATTTGCCGCGATTAGGGTCGCTGGTTTCGGCGAGGGCTTTAACGCCCATGACGTTCATTCTCTTGATGAACGACATGATTTCGCCTAGTGAGAGCGGTAGGGGCTTTACGTAGCGCCAGTGTAGGCCATCGGCGCAGCTAATGTCTCCAAGCACGTCTTCGATGCCTGGCTCCATGCTGATCACACGGACGCCGACGCCGCATTCAATCAAGGTTTGTAGGGATCTCGTCTTGCCTGTCCCAAGCGGGCCCATTAGTAATGTGTTCGTCTTCATTCTTCTGCGCCTCCTCTACACTAACGGTTATTGGGTAGTCCCCGAAGACAGAGAAGGAGATTTCTCTCCCCCCTGGGCCTTTGAAGTGAATAACCCTGGTGTACCACGCTCCTCCGGTACCAGCCACAGCATCGTGTGTAACCATTTTATCTATCACGATTGCTGAGCAGTCATGAATTGTAGGGCTAGACCAGTATGGCTTACTCATAGGTTCCACGCTTCAGGCCAGTCTTGACGGGTGTAGCTCTCCCGGGGCATCTCTGCATCCGGGATACACGGGACGGGCTCCGGCCGATAGTCCGGGCGGAGTAGGGAGTTGAGCTGGCTCGCCTCGGCGTCGGCTAGGGCGATTAGCGATACGCGAAGATCATGGTCAAGGGCTGTCCATTGACGTATGTGCATGTCATCACTCCTTCCTTGCTAAAGGGTCCCAGTGCTTGACGATGTATTCGTCCATCCATGCTTCTGGTGTGTTTGAAGAGCACAGGGGGACGAAGGCGCATGGGTGGCCGTAGGCGTGGCAAATGTCTTTATCTAAAGCGCGAGGGAAGGCAGCTCCTTCAGGATCGCTTAGTGTCCATTCTGGCATCTCGTGACTGAGTATGTCTTGATACTCGTACCAGCATTGTGTCATACGCTCTACATCAGCGATTAGTTGATGGAGCCACTGGTCGATTTGCCAGGGAGACCTGGGCTGTATGCTTTCGGCGAAGGTGATGTCACGTCCGAGAATACCAATGCCTCGGATAATAGCCCCTACGGGGCTAAGCCCGTATTGGCGAAGGCCCCAGCAGTAACCAGTTGGCTGGGCGTCTAGTGACCATTTATCCCGCCAGCGATCGCCGAGTTGGGAACTGGTCTTTTCATCGACTACCCAAACGGCTGAACCGATGGTCCCGACCATATCAAAGCGGCCAGAGTAGGTCAGCTGCTCGCCACTGACCGGGTGATAGCAGCCGGGAATGGGTACGGCGAAGCTTGTTTCAACTATAGGGCCGTCACCAAGGTTGAGCGGCCGGATGCGATCAGTGGCGAGCGGATACTCTACGAAGTAAGAAAAGAGAGCGTCAAGCAATGCTTGAGGTGTCTTATAGGCCGCAGGCGGCGGCACGTCTGGCATTTCGTAGTCGCCCCAGGCGCCGAGCGCCGCCCGCGCGCCGGTTAAGATTGAATATTCGCTGGCGCCATGCGCATGGTAAGTCTTCCGCGTTACCTCTAACCCTCTGGCGAAGCAGCCGCCGAAATGCAGGTGTAGGTTTAGCGTAGACTTAGGCGTCAGCCCTTGGCAGTGCCGCCTGAACCACTGATGCTCGCAGGCTTTGAAGTCGGAACGGATTGTATTGTCGATGACGGCTGGAAAGATGGCTTCTGGCATGGTGGCGTTCCTCTATAACAACCATGTTCTGGCGTATGACTAAAATGGCATTTGTCGCAGTAGAACTTTGGCCCTAATTCTATCATTATATGCCCTCCGAGTTAATCTTGTCATACACTTTCATAAGCGCACTAATGGCGTACCAATGGTTAATACGGCCTCTTGCATCAATGTATTCACTTCTTAGAGATTGTTTGTGTCTGTCTATGCCACATTGTACGATGTCAAGGCAACGCTGACGCTCTGTTTTCATACCCCTGGCCGCTTGAATAGCGTGTCAACGCTGATACTTGGAGCGGTAGCCCTGCTCTTCCTCTGGCCAGTGGCGGCACTGCGCCGGCCTGCGCGGGCGGCGAGGATAACTTGCCTCATCTCATCATCCGTCGGCTCAACGCCTTGTCGTATCTTTGCCTGGACTTGTGCCAGAAGCACTGCTGGGTCAGTGTCCGGTTCGGCTTCGGCCAAGGCTGAAGCCATTAGCATTGTTCGTAGGGCATCACTCATTGGTCTTTTCTCCTTGGTAAGCGGTTCGCTGCATCGAACTCCTCGGGATCGATCTCTACGGGCCCGGGCGTTTCCAATGCTGCTGACATGCAGTGCCGCATCTTCCGATGGCAACTGTTCTCTCGCATCACGTGTATGAGGTGTCGCATCTGTCGTCGGAATTCCCGTCTGGCCTCACTGCGTACGGACATTAGATCAGGCCCTTGTCCATTGCTAACCACTCTGGCATTGTCATAGTGCCGTCTTCGGTACTCCATTCACATAGCGACTTCGGGACCCACACATCGTCTTCGCCGCCGTGATCGATACGGAAGGCTTTCCCTGTCTCCCCAGTGATTGTACAAGCGATATCGATTAGCTTGTCTCTTCCCTCTCTAGCCATCGCCGCGTCCCACCCTGATGTTGCAATTAGGATGGTGGTTGCCGCGTCGCGCTCCTCCTAATTCGTGACAATTACACGGCGGCTTCGGATCTTTCCGTCCATCCGGCACGAGCTTGCCGTGCTCTGGCTCGTTGAATGTGTCGGCAACATATCTAAACATCTCAGACCTTGCATTTGTAAGGGTGGCGGGCCTTTCACCCGCCTGGGGGTTTTAGCCTAAAGTGATGTTTCCGTTGCCATTGCCGTTGCCATTGCTAGTTCCGCCGTTGCCGAGCCCGTCGCCGAAGCCGTTGAACATATCGACAAAGTCGGACCAGAAATCGGCACGGGCGCTGCTTGCGTTACTGATTGCTAACAACATAACGATAGCACTGATGGCAATAAGCCTATTCATGGTAAGTAAACTCCTACCCCAGAACCCCGAGGTGCGGGATGATCGGAGGGGTTCTCCGATTATTAGAAGCATGCCTCGCAAGCTGGCGCGTGGACAGTAAGCGTACGATACTCACGCGGAAGTCTTGGGCAGAATTGATGTGTGGCCTGGCCTTGTTCAATCAGCACACGCTGGTAATCTCGCTCTTGCCGCCTAACGTCGTCCATCGTTCGGCAGATTGAGACTTCGTTAAAGGCATACTCTGCTAGGATGGCATAGCCTGGGGCGCGGTAGCGCGCGCCGCAGTTCGTACAAAAGGTTTCGGTTGTCTGTAAGATGAGAGAGCGGGGGAGGGAGGTGCCAGACTTGCCTCCCTCCCCCTCGCCAGATGGGCCACAACCAGCCGCTCGGGGGGAAAGCGGGGCAGCCTCTCTGACTAGCTGTGCGCGAGATGCACGTGTCTTCGCGTCAGTAATCATCCGGTCAAGAAGGTCGATCATCCTATTATGTTCCCCCTTCTGCGTGTGATGAGCGCTCTCCGTAAGAGAGCAAGAGCCTGTGGCTCCCGACCAAGCGCCAAGTCAGCCTTGATCAGATTTAGGATGATCTTGGCACTATCTGTGGGATCTATCATTGTCTCTCCAGCCATAGGCTAAGGGCTTCGATAACGCACGTTCGCATGGCGCCGTAGCGAGCGACGCCAGTCGACGGGTCGAGAAGGCGGAGCCGGACGCGGTCGAGCAGAGTGACAGGGAGATCGACGTTAAGCCGCTCGTGCGGCGCGCCTGTGTGACTGCCACGACTACGCATAAGCGTTGCCATAGCTGGCAAGCCCAACCACTTCCGCTGTCCAGGGGTAGGTTGCACCGTTCGCCCAGGCCCTCGGGATAAGCGAGGTTTGGCGCCTTCTGCGCTGGGCTAGCCACGTCGTTAACAGACGCGGTTTAGTTAATTGGTTAAGCGCTTGACACGACGTAGAGCGCCGAAGACGCTGTAAGGTTACGTCAACCTTGGAGGGAGCGATGTCGCATAATATATATACTGGAAACGGAAGACTGGCCGAAAGACTGGCGCGTTTAGTTAAAAGCTGGTGCAAGTGTAACAAAGACTTAGTCCCCACGCTCATAGACTTGTGGCAGGATACCACAGGCTTAACCATTGGCTCGTTAAGGAATGGGCCTAAAAATGTCCCTTGTCCAGTGGGGCGCTCTGCGGCAGATTGCCGTCGAAAGGGTGGAACGTTGACATGAGGCACTATCATGACTGGAAGGTTGTGCTCTATGACCTGGACGGTGGGCGGCATGTCGCTGGCGGCTTCGACGCTGTGCGCGGTCTCGCATGGTTCCGCTGGCTTCACAGTTGGTGGAAGAAGCAAGAGCTATACGGGTCGGCCGTGAGATTAGAGCTATGGAGGGGAAAGCGTCGTGTGATCTCATTGCTGGTTCACCTTCTGCTTTTTATTGTAGTGGCCCGCTTGGTGAGATGGTTGTAGCACGAAACACTTCGGGATGTGAAGTGTTTATTCGTAAAGTCTTGTGACAAGAATGTGTTAACCATAAGGCAGGGGTGCGATGTGTTGTCGCACCCCTCTTGCTCGCGGAGCGCGAATGTGCCACTTGCGCATTCCACGAAATGTATATGGCCCTACGGGCCACGGAGAGCGGCTGTGGATGCGGATAAATGGTTCTGGATGGTGATATTCGGCGCGATCGCGGTTGCTGCCCTGACCGGCTGCGCGCCGGGCGACGCGGGCCTCTTGGGCGAAGCCCTCGCCGACACGCACCGACCCGGGTTCGCAGTCCCGATAGGGAGCTCTGCTCCCTATCCCTGGGACATTCTACCCTTCGTTATCCTCAGCGGGGAGAG